ATGTTTAACTCAAAATAATGAAGACAATGGAAATCATCAGCTTTGAAAAAAGGACTTTCGAAGAAATTGCTGCTAAGCTGGATCGTTTTGTGCAGCGGGTGGAAAGTCTGTGCCGTGAACATGGCGGAAAGGAAACAAGTGAATGGATGGACAACCACGAGGTCTGCCGCAGGTTGCGCATCAGCCCGAGAACCTTGCAAACCTTGAGGGATAACGGAACGCTTGCCTTTACTAAAATCGGGAACCGAACTTACTACCGTCCTGATGATGTGGAGCGAGTAGTCGGTAATGTGGAGGAGAAACGTAAGGAAGCCCGTTGGAAAGGCAAGACCATTTGAGAGAATTTCAAGAATAATGTATAACCCAATATCAAGAGCATATGAGTAATGAAATCAGAGAAAAGGACCACGAGTGGGTAAAGGCGTTCCACTCGAATTTCGACAGGCTGCTGGCCTTGCTCGAAAAGTTGTTGAAGAAACGGCAACCATCTGCCTATGGCGATAAACTGCTGACGGACAAGGAAGTGGCATACCTGCTGAAAGTAAGCCGGAGAACCTTGCAGGACTACCGCAACAATGGAATTTTGCCTTACACACAGGTAGGCGGCAAGATTCTCTACCGGGCTTCCGACATAGAAAAGACACTGATGAAAGGCTACAAGGAGGCGTACAGATACAAAAGAAGCTAACATCCCAAGCGTCCCCGCAAAGAATATACAAGGATTTTGATTTTTCTGGAGGGAGCGCAGTTGACCGCCTGCCCATTTTATTTGTGTTTCTATAAAATAGCCTTCCAAAATGATAAAATAACAGCATATAGAATTGGACCCTATTTGAACCAATCTATATGCTGTTTTGTCTTTTTCTTCTGACTTTTCCGTCAGTCGCTTGTTTCCGCTGCCGTCAGCGTCCATTGTACAGACGTGAAAGGGAAAAGGTTTTCGGGCTGAATACGCTCTGAAAGAGGAAGATTCTGCCCGAAACGGCATAGCCGCCCGACCTTTTCGCTTTCAATAGAGTCTGTACTAACTTCTATGGACGGCAGAGGGAACGGGCGACTGTCTGGGATTGTCCTTTTGCTTTTGTCTTCGTTTCATCAGCTTGTCCATGTCCTCGGATATTTTATCATCGGTTACTTTGGCATATCCTTGTGTCGTTTTAATACTCGTGTGTCCCATCATTTTACTTATACTTTCTATCGGGACACCTGCAGAAAGCATCAAAGTACCGAACGAATGCCTGCTGGCGTGATAACTCAAATTCTCCTTTATACCAGCCACGATACCTATCTCATGTATGCAGTACCATAACATGTCACGTTTGGGCAATGGGAATATGGGGTTGCTTTCATCCGTTGTGTTATACATAGCCAATATCTGTTCAGCTATGGGATGAAGAGGTATGAATGACTCCACATCCGTTTTTTTACGGTTGATACGGATGTACTTTCTTCCGTCTAAAGTCGTTTCAATATGTGAAGGATAGAGCCGTTTAACATCAACGTAAGACAATCCGGTGAAGCAGGAAAATATGAAAGCCCTGCGTGTAAGTTCCTGTAATCTTTCTGGCATAGGCTGCTCCATAATCCTTTGCAACTCAGCCCTGCTTATATGTTTCAATTTGCCTGTAGGCTTTTTCTCGTAAGGTACATCCGCAAGCGGGTTGAAACGGAGAACCTCCCTGTCAACGGCAATATATATCAGTCTGTTCAGCCATGTAAGACAATGGTTGATGTGACTCGCACCGCAACCTTTGCCCTTCAGATATAGTTTGTATTCCCAACCGAAATCTTCTGTAATGTCTTCAAAAGCTATGTCATTCATCCCCATAGAAAGCAGGTATTCGTGCAGGTATGCCTGAGTAGACTTGGACTGACGGTAAGATGAGGTAGAATTTATCGCTACGGAACGGATTCTCAACCTTTCGCGTTCTTCTTCTCCGGTTTTCAAAAGAGTTACAGGAACAGTCCCTATACATGTTATTTCGTTTTTCAGCATTTCAGCAGTTATCATACCCGTTTCCTTTAACAGGTTCGTGTAAGAAGTTTCAAGCCTTGCCCGTAGGTCCGCAAGAAGACCGTTTGTCCTGCCATCTTTTACCGTTCCGTTTTTGGTATTCCAGCATTCAGGATTGCAATAATATCCGGTAGTAAATACACTGCTCTTGCCGTCAATCGTGATACGGCACATGATGGCTGTTGTCCCGTCGGCCTTGACCTTGCCTCGGTTAATATAGTAGAGAATAGAAAATGTACTTCGCATTGTTTAAATATTTTATGAGTTACAGAATCAGTTTCAGGTCTTTTGTCGCCTCGATATATTTGTCCATGTCCTCAAAAAGTTTTTTGGGAGTCACACGGGCATACACTTGGGTTGTACCTATATCCGCGTGTCCCAGCATCCTGCTGACAGTTTCAATTGGCACACCGTTTTCTAATGTCATAAGGGTCGAGAACGAATGTCTCCCCATGTGGTATGACAAACGGCCTTTTATCCCGACTTTCATTTTGATGCTTGTAAGACACCATTTCAAAGCCTGGTAGGGTATGACAGGAAACAAGGTAGCCCTTGTCTCATCCTTGTACTTTTCAATAAGAGCCACGGCTTCCGGCAACAGCTTGACACGGCACAGTTGTCCGTTTTTTCCTCTTCGGTATTTCAACCATGTCGCTCCCTGATCATCCTTGGATAGGTTATCAGGAGTAATTGCAACTACGTCAACATACGAAGTCCCGGTGTAGCAGGCGAAAAGAAACATATCCCTGACTATAGAATGTTCGGGGCGGCAGCCGGTAAGCTCTACATCTCTTATTTTTTCGAAATCATCCTTGCTCAATGCTCTCGGGAGTGTCTCTTTCTGTTTTGGCAGCTGGTAGTGTTCAAAATAGAACTTGTCCGAATGTCCTTCCTTGAACGCGATACGGCAAATCTTTTTCAGTATGGCCAGATAGTGACGCACTGTCTGGACTCCCAGTCGTTTCTCAATTACAACATATTCCTGAAATTCACGGATAAACAGTTCATTAAGCTGGCAAAAGGCAAGGTCTGACACATTGAACCTGCAGTTTATGAATTCTGCAAGACGGTTACGGGTATAAATATAGTTTGGAAGTGTACGGTGGGATATGTCTATCCCCACACGGGATTTCACTTCCTCGATATGCCTGTCGAACAGCTTGAGCAATGTCATTTGGGTATCTTTGCTGCCTTGAAGCATTTCTTTTACATCCGTTGCATTAAAATCATTTTTCCGTTCCACGAGAGAATCAAAGGCAGCGTTTACAGCCAATAGCAACCTGTCGATTTTTGCATTGGTTTCCACCGCTTCTTTACTTTTCCCATTCAACCGACTCTCCCGTGGATTCCATAACTCTGGAGTACATGACAGCTTGCAACTGAATTGCGCCATCGTGTTGTTCACCGTTATTCGTCCCATAATTGGAGCCTTTCTGAACTTGTCAAGACCGCTCTTTTTCAGGTAGAGCAACACCTTGAATTTTTCTACTTTCATACGCTTATTCTTTAATTGCAAAATTACCTAATTTATAAGCGTTCTTTGATATGCAAAATATTGACAACCAGTGAATAATAGCCCATCGTGATAACTTCTGTACTCCTCATTGCGTTACCTGTATGCTTCGGTAACTGGACAGCTAACGCTTTGGTAACTGAACTAATACTACAAATCACCTTTTTTTGCGTTTTACTCATTTGGCAGAATCCAGCAAATATGCTAAATACCAACCATTTAAGTTTTATCTACTCATTTCTGTTATCGCTTGCTTTCCTGCTACTTATGCATTGCGCACGGCATACATTCGCTTCGCTGGCTATTGAATACGGCATGCCGATAGATGTAATCGCCAAAATTCTGGGCCATACGAACGTCAATATGACCCGCCACTATGCCAAATTTTCGGAACAGCTAATAAGCCGGGAAATGATGCGTTTCGGCGCGGAAGTCGGAAATTCCGCCGTATAACCGGCAAAACGCCGAAAATACAGAAGCGATAAAGAGGCTGAATGAACCGCACCCCGAAAGTTGGACAAATACTTTCGGGATGCGGTTCAGAATTAAAATTCAACCTCTTTCATTGCAGCAACCCAATAAACTGTTTGCATACTCAATAATCTTACTTATATTTAACATCGAAGCGCATATCGATAAATTCGGCAGGTGCTTGCCCCTCGTGCCGATAGAGAAAATACGTCCTTCGATTCATCTCAATACGCATTCAGGCAATCTTTTCTCTCTTCTATCAGATACTAACCATATCCTTTATCCTATTTAATGTAAGATTGTTAAATTGAATGCTGAATTATGAAGAAATTATACTGTATTCTGGCTTTGGCGATGTGTGCATGGATGCCTGTCTGTTCTGATTTCACCGATGAAACACCTGTCCTGCCCCAACAGGAAGAGAAACTTTCGGTTCAGGTCGAAACTTTGGGTAACGGAAATGAATTATGGACGTATCCGAACGGGGTGCGTGTAGAGCGGACTCCCGCGGGTGAGTTCTTCTGGCAGGGAGATCTTCTGCTCGCAGACTGGCAGCTCGAAGCACTGACAGCATCCCAAACACGCAGTTTGATATTAAACCTGCCGTGGACAGACGGCATCGTCTATTATGAATGGGATGCCAATATCGCTGCCCATACAAAAAGCAATGCCCTTCAAGCAATGGAAGAATGGCATGCCCGGTGCGGATTAGTCTTTATCGACGTTACGGGGGACAGTTCTTATCCGAATCGAATTCACATATACAACGGAGACGGGAATCATTCTCAAATAGGAATGGTAGGAGGAAGACAAAACTTATCTTTATCCGAAAACGGCTCGGGTGTAGGTTCCGCCATCCATGAAATAGGCCATGCACTGGGGCTTAAACACGAACAATGCCGAGCCGACCGGGATGAGTATATCGTCGTCTATTACGACAATATCAAACCGGACAGACGGCACAATTTCGATAAAGTGAGCGGAAGCGCCTACAAAACATCCGCCGCGTTCGATTACTCTTCCGTGATGATATACAACTCATATATCACAGACCCCAATTTTGTTTACGACCCGACAAAACCGGTCATGCTGACGAAAGAGGGGGTTGCATTCTCAAGGAGTTACACCCCGACAGACCTTGATGTGCAGGCTATAAACGAGATGTATCGGAAGAAAGTCTGTACTATCAATGCAAGGAGCGAATGTTCCCTTTCGGGGAGCGTAACCGGAAATAAAGGTTACTCTTATTTGTCGGCCTGTGTCCTGCGGGCTGTTCCGGCGCAAAACAGATATTTCTCCGGATGGTATGAAGACGGGAAACGACTGTCTACACTGAATCCCTATACTTTCAGTGTAACCGGAGACAGGAATATCATAGCCCGGTTCGGTACATCGAACAATACTTATTGCGTCGAAACTTCCGTATCGCAGCATATAGTCAATACCAGTGGCATGTTACAGTTTGTAGAAGGTGGTACGGTATCACCGGGACCCATGAATGTGACATCTTATGTTACGCTTAATTTCAGAGCGACTCCTGTTGCCGGTTTTACATTCTCTCATTGGCTGGATTTGGATTCGGAAGAGAGGCTGTCAACGGAAAATCCCTGGCCTGTAAAAATCACGAGGGACATGCGGATTAGGGCCGTATTCACCAAAGGAGGTTTCATCACCGTTCCCCAAAATTAAGTGAACGACAGGGGTTATTTGAAACACCCCGTCAGAATTTGTTCTGGCGGGGT